CACTTCCAGTTCCTCTCAAGATCTTGTACAAAAGGTTCGCCTGTACCACCCTCTTAAGAAGTGCTTTACGGGTTTTCGCCCGTCAGCGGCTACTTAAGTGGTAATGCATGATAACGGACTCTTGGATACTTACCTTAGGTATTCAACCACGCTCACGAAGTTGTTCATTGAACTCAATAAAACTAGTAATAGCTTTACTTTGTTCTCTGAATCCCTTCGTGGAGCATGGACTGATCTCAACACCGTGATAGAAAAATCTCTTGGCAAACTCAAAGAAGTATTTACTTTGATGAGTTTTGACCTCGGAAATTTCTACTCCGATGTAGTTGATCAGGATCCTATATTCAGCAGCCAGTTTGTCATCTCATATGATAATATCATCACCAAGTAGCATGTATTTTGCGTTTTCGAATCTAATATTAGATCGTTGACAACAAATATACATAACTAAGTGATGTGATAAGGTAAAACTCGCTCAAGATGAAAGAAATCCCATTGGATTACCAACAGAGTAAAAATAGCTTCCGCTATTGTTACTTTTATTGGCTCCATTAGGATCCTTATAATCAAAAGCTTGTCCCACCATTATATCATATCATGCTAGAGTCTTTTCCTCTCCTATAAGCTCCCTTAGTAATTCCATTATTAATTTAATTGGAAATCTATCGGTTGCGGAGGATAGGTCAAAACAGTAGTAAGTAGTTTGTCCATCAAAAGGAATCCTTTTAAGATCGGACCCTTGTTTAAAGGTCTTATCTTGAGGGATCATGCTTAAACACTTGTAAATTCACTTGTGTAGAGCATGCAAACAAGTTTGAGACCAATAGTCTCCTATTGCTACAACTCTTGTTTTTCCTTCAGAATCAGGAAGTGCAGTAAGTTTCCTTAGAGATCAATTGTCCTTACGGACATCTGATAACTTTGGTCACCTCATTACCTCCTGGAGGAGAGCTACATTGGCATGACAGGTTTCCATCTTCTGTCTTAACTCTGGACCACCAAGTACATAGATTGATGAACGCAGACTCTCAAACTTTGGTTGAAAAATCAACTCAAGTTCAAGAAGACTGCTCACCAATGCTTGTTTACCGGTTGGTCCAGTTTTAGTCGATAAATGATAACCACTAAAGTCTTCGAGCTTGGCCATTCCATTCTCAAATAGGTCATGATACTCTTTCTTACTGTTATTT